ACTGTGTGGTCATCATGAAGAAAATCTTCCAGTGTCGGCCATTCATAAAGAGTTGGCGGATACACGGGTCGCGCATGAAAGACCTATCGTACATACAGTCATCCATAAGTATAAAGACCGGACTGGCTTTGCCGAGAGCAAGGTTTCTCTTTTGGCGCTCTATGATTTTCTCAACAGCCGCCTTGTTATAATCCGAATAGACGAAAAGGTCCGGTATGAATTGTTTATAGTGTCCGTTGCCTTCTTCCGTGCCTGACATGGCTATACCCGCGGGCAAGTGACGTTTGTGCCACAGAATGTCCGTGACGAGCGTGGACTTGCCCGTTCCGCGCTTCCCTATGAAGACGCAGACCTTGTCGTCGGCCATTTTTGTTGGGTCGAATTTCCTGAGTTGGATATTCATTCTAGGACTTGGCGTAGAGTTTATGGTTTCTCTGGGGGCGCGGGCGCTCCGGACGGTGCGCAGCACCGGACGTCTCTGAAAAAAGGGGCGCTCCGGCGCCCCCTCTTTTTTTCAGGGCCACTTATTAGGATGAGCGCGAGTGGTATCCAACTCGCGGCTCTGGGTATGCAAGATGTGTACCTCACGGGAAAGCCCTCCGTGACGTACTTTCGGGGCGTATACAGACGTCACACGCCGTTCAGTATTCAGGCGTTCAATATTCCTTTTGAGAATCAACAGATTGTTTGGGGCGGTCAGGGTATTTGTCGAGTTCCGTACAAAGGGGACACCATCCAGTCCATGACGTTGGCCGTGACGCTCCCGGGTCTCTTTCCGTACTCGACGCAGTACCAGTGGCCCGTGCCTGCAAACGTCCAACGGCCGGTTCCGTACCTGTACGTGAACGGGTCGAGCACAGCCCTGAGCGTCTCGCCCGGTACGCTCGATTACTATTTCACGACGACGGTCTTCGGGACGCCTTCGTGGGCCGGAGGTCTCTCGTCCGTCCTCGGATACGACCCGAGTGCACAACAGTTTTACTTTGGGTCGAGCGTCACGAGCGTCACGATGAACATAGCCGATGCACAGACCGTGGGCGTGTTTTTCGGCCTGGACCCTCACGCCTTCACGAGTTACACGAGCAACACGCAAACTTGGACCTTTCCGAGTACGGGTTCAAACTCGTACGTGAATTTCACTTTGCTCCAATCGGGCTGGTATCAGTACAATCCGAGCGCGACGTTCAATCAGACGACGACCCTTTTGTTCACGGGCGGGTGGCCGACCTCGACGGCCGTGCCCCTGACATACACATCACCTAACGGTCTCACGGCCCAGTTCTTGAACCTGGGGCTCTTCGCGTCTCAACAAGGCTACACGAATTACTTTAGTGTGACGGCCGGGGGCGCTCTCAAGTTTACTTATCCCGGGACGTACGCGGTCATTTTCTCGGCGCCTTTGTCCGGCCCCGTGACGCGCCTCGGTATAGGCTACTGGGGAAGTGACGGACACCCTTTGGGCACGACCTGGACCTGGAACGCAGCCGTGTACACGTACGATGTCGTGACGCTCCAGAACTCTCCACGGGTCGTCGTGCCCTTGACCGTGACGGACACGACCCAGTACTATTTCATAGATCTCGAGACGCAGTCTGGAACACCCTTGAGGCTCGGCGCGACGGGCCAGCTCTTGATCACGGACATGAGCGAGACCTGGACCTTGGCGACCAGTCCCCTGGCCCTCGTGAATCAGACCATCAACTTGGCGGCGAATTGGACCCTGAATTACTTTTCGTCTCAGATTGGGCCGAGTCCCACGTCCAACACGTTCCGTATGACGGCCGCCGGTCCCTTCTTGATCCACGGGTTCCTGGCGACGACGGGGAACGTGAGCTCTGTGATCCTCTCGTCCGTGGATCAGGGTAAGATCGTCTCGGAATGGTCTACGAATCAATACAGGTCTCCGACCGTCACGTTCACTTTGCCCGTGTACGTCTCGGACCCGAGCACAAACGTCTATGTCATGACTGTTCGGACCACGGATGCAAGCACCACGACGCTCGTGAGTCCTTCGTACCTTATGGTCGAGGGCATAGGGTCTCCGAACGGAACCACGACGCAACAAAACGATTACAAACAGAACGGAGTCTTTTTTCAGTCACCACCAGCTACGAATGTTTCGCTCGGTCTACGGACCATCAATTTTTCGACCTACGGGGCCTACGGGGCGTCCCGTCACATTCACACGACGCCCGGAGGGAACATTTATTTTTCAAACACGTCCCAGTACCGCCTGACGAGTTACTACGAAACGAGCAACGCCTACGTATCGAACGTGCTCCTGTACCAGTCGGCGAGCGGAACGGACGCTGGTCCGTGGAACCTCGTGGCGAGCACACCCTTGACGCTCGGAACGGTCGGTCCGTACCCTTTGGACCTCTTGGCCAACTGTTCGAGTCTTACGACCAACGTGTACCAGGTCCAAGTCGGTCTCGTAGGGATCGTGCCGGGCCAAGCGACGACCAACGTGACGTCAAACACGTTCCTGTCCGTCGTGGGCTCGACGGGCGTGTCGCCCAACTCGTACTCGTACGTCGACTCGGTCGGGACCTTTATGATTCAGACGGCCGAGCTCCGAATCGGCGGTCAGTCCGTCCAGACACTCACGGGCGAAATGATAGAGATTTGGAACGATCTGTACGTGCCCCAAGAGAATCAGCCGGGCCTGACGCTCCTCACGGGCAAACTCGATACGAGCACGGCGTACCAGCTTCAAGGGACGCTCGGTCGAACGTACTATATGAATTTGCCCTTTTTCTTCTATGGGAACGCCGAGGTAGCCTTGCCCGTGTGTGCTCTCGGGCGCCACGACGTGGAGGTCTGGGTCACATTCAACACGTTCACGCCCCTGATGGTCAACGCGACGAATTGGTACACGCCGCCCCAGTACGTCGTCACGTCCATGATCATAGAGTACGCGTATTTGTCCGATCCCGAAGTCAATTGGTTCTCGAGTCACAGATTGGACTATATCATTCAGCAGGTCCAGTACGATACGTTCCAGCTCGGTACAGATACGACGTTCGATCTCAACTTTTTAGGCCCGGTCCGTGAGATTTTCTTTGTTATGCAAGATGCGAGCGCCACGCCCTACGTGTACGTCACGGACACGGGGATCGGTCTGACCTTGACTCTGAACGGAGAGGACTACCTGGATGGGTCGACACTCGAGTACGACTTTTTGAGATTCATAGGACCCTTGAGATGGTATTCACGCCAGCCGAACCGGATCCTTCATACCGTGTCCTTTGCTCGGACTCCACAGAATCCACGACCGTCCGGGTCCTTGAACATGAGTCGCGTGTACCAAAAGAAGTTCCAATTGACCTTGCCGACACTCACGAGTCTGATTACGAAACAGCTCCGGGTCATGGCCACTTCATACAACGTCCTTCGGGTCGAGGATGGACTCGCGGGGATCTTGTACCAATGAGGGACTCAAAAGAGGGCGCCCCAAGAGACTCCATCAAGTCTCACTTTGTGAAAATTTAATTGAATTTCTTGAGAGGGGCCCCCGCACATTCACGTGGAAAAAGGGGGCGCTAGCGCGCCCCGGTTTCTTTTCCCCCTGGATGGTAGGAATGGCCGGCCGTCAGGTTCTGGCTCAATTAGGCCAAGCGGACATTATTCTTTCAGGAGAACCTGAAATTACTTTTTTTAAAGAAAAATACGTGGCCCAAGGACTCTTTGCGTCTCGGATCATCGACGTGTCCTTTGAAAACGTGCCTCAGTACGGGACCGAGACTGATACCATCTTGCCTTTGAACGGAGACCTCATGACCGCCATGTTTCTCCGGTTCGATCTGAACGTGCCCCAGGGTCTCGCGGACTTTTTACCACAGGCGGGTCTCCTCATGATCGACTTTGTCGAATTGTATTCGGGGACGCAACTCGTGGAGAGGCTCTGGGGCGAATACATGAATCTCTTGAACGCGTGTCAGGTCCCCACGGCCCAACAGTCCGCCCTGACGAATATCACGGGCCCGAGCACGCCCGGGGCTGTGTATATCCCTTCGACGCGGTACACGATCCCCTTGCCCTTTTCGTGTTTGGCCAAGGGCTTACCAGTCGTGCCCGATATGCGTTTCCGCGTCAGTCTTCGGCCCAGTTCGGCCTTCACGTCTCCGAGCATCAACTCGAGTCTGAACATGCAATTCCACTTTTTGGTCGAGTACGTGGTCCTGAGTGAAAAGGAACGGGACTGGATCAAGAAGCGCGGACCAGTCACATACGTGTGTGAAAGCGTCCAGCGCGCCCAGTACACCGTGCCTACGACGACCGCGAACGTTCGGTGCATCACAAACTTTTTGCACCCCGTCAAGGAACTTTTCTTTACCGTGAAGAATCAGGTGAGCGCAAAAGGTTTCGACTATTGGTTCGACTATTCCAACAGTAGTACGGCCGGGACCACGACCTTGGGGTTCACAGCCGCCTTTGCAAATGTACACCAGTTGAATTCCATGGCTATGTATTTCAACGAAGCGCTCCGAATAGACCCAACGTGGGGCACGTACCTGTACCTAGGCACGGCCCAGTTCCTTGATTATCACACGCGCGCACCTATTCGACCTTTTTACATGTACTCGTTCTCTTTGGACCCTGAAGGTCCTGTACCCACGGGCGCCGTCAACTTTGGTCGACTCAAGAATCAATATTTTGATTTCTTTTTAAAACCTTTACCGTCTTGGAACCTTCAGCCCCGGGTCCTGACCATCTGGGCCAGACACTATACGTTCCTTGAAGTGAACGGGTTCGAGACTGTAAAGAACCAATTTGATAATCCGGGCGACGATGGGTACCTCCTGAATTTGCCTTAAGGGCGTGAGACTCTGGACACTTAATGGAAGAGGCCGCTCTGGACATCTTTTTGCCTGTGATGGAATCAGCCGTGGTCATAGCGGCTCATTACGCCAAGGAGTGTGGGCGCGACGTGGTCCTAGGCAAGGACATGCACATGGGCATGATGTTCGCGGCTCGGAACATCACGGGAAAACATGTAGGTACTTTGTTTCCTGAGGTTTATGACGCCGATTCATCCGAGGCCGGATCCGAAGGATCCGATTCTGAATCAGATCAGGGGTCTTCGTCAGCTGAAGCTGACGAGTGCGAGTCTCTCTGGACCCGGTACGAAGGCACGGACCCTCAACTCATCCAAGTGAACGAGTGTGCAGATACGTGGGACGCATGGGAACCAGACACTCCCGCGGAACGTGCGCTCAAGGCGGCCGTTGAAAAGGCCCGAAATTCTTAGGATGGAGGCCTTGGCGCCCTGGGACCCGGACGATCATACATTCAGCGTGTTTTATTCAAAGATTTTGGTTCCCCGGCCCTTTGAAAAAAAGACACAATTCAGCGTCTTCAGGGTGAGTGACTCTGAGGACGACGACGAGGACGTGTTTAGTACGTGGGCCCTTATCCAGAGCGACGAGTCCGAATACGATAGTGAATAAATTTTGTAAACAAATAATAAAATAAAATGGTGGTCCCTGCCCTTCTCCTGAACGCCGTCGGTCTCTCGTGGGCCATGAGTCTCGAGGAGAGACAGTGTCCGTGTGTTCAGGATTGGCGCCGGTCCTTCCTTAAGTTCTGGTACGTTCTGGCCTTGATCCTCATCTTGGTCTCCAAGGACCTCCCCAAGAGCCTGATGCGACCCCTAGGCCTCTTGGGTCTCTTTGCGTTCGGGACCCTCCTGAGCGCCCTGTGGACCGTGGAGCGTCAGAAGTGTACATGTGCCCAGGACTGGCGCGAGAAGGTCCTGTTGGTCAGTTCGGCCCTGGCCGTCTTTGGAATTTTCTTTCTTAAGAGTAAATAAATGGCGACGTCCGTTATCGTTGAGGTTGAGAGTGTCGCTCTGAACAGTATCGTGGGTGCTTCAGGACTCGTGGCGGCCCTGACTTGGCTCGACGTCGTCCGGACCTTGGTCGCACGGGTCATCAAGGTTCCCCAGGACACGCTGGGTCACTCTGTCATCGCGGCCCTTCTGACGACCCTCTTGTCCGTCATCGTGTACATGATCGTCAAGTACACGGCCCGGAACATCACGGTCCAGCGGCCCGGCCAAGTGTTTGCAGTCACGCGGGCGGCCTAAAGTTCTTGTACAGGACGTAGCCTAGAACAGCCGCGAGCGCCATGAGAATCACGGTCCATTTACCAAAAGGGGTTCGGCCCCCGGTCTGCTTCGCAGACCGTTTCTCCTGCTGCGCAGCCTGACGGTTGACGTCCTCGACCATCCTCAGAATCTCGAGTTGGGCGACCCTCTTTTCGAGCGGGTCCTCCTCCTCCTCCGTGACCGTCTCACGAAGGTGGAGACGAAGAATAAACGAGTTCCAATCGGCCCCGTTAAAGTTCAGGGGCGTGCCCGATGCATCCAACCACCTGATCGTCAGGCGCTGGAGAGAATTGATCGGTTCGGGATAAAACGCCGATATGCTATAGTCCCGGTTCTCACTAAAGTGTTTCATACACCCAGTACCAACATCCATCGTGATGGGTGCAAACGCCCGTTCCGTGTTTGCACCCGTGACCGTCACTTGCGTCAGGCTCTGGGACCCGACCTGGTTCTGGACCGTCGTGAGTCCGCCCGTGTATACGTGCGCCGGCGTCTTCAATTCATCTATGTCCAGAAAGATCTGGTCGTTCGGGTTCATGTGTGGAAGGCTCGTCGCCATGAGTACCTGTTGGCCAGACTCCAGGGAACTCGTGAGCGTCTTTCCGCTCGGGAAACCCATGAGCGCCCCGAACGCGCTCGAGAACACGAGCGTAAAGGCCGTCTGGGAACTGAAAAGGAATTTCCCGGCCCAGGCGAGGTACGTCACGGTCAAAGGCGCTGCGGCCGTGGTCAGAGCCGTGGCCAAATCATAGACGGAGTAAAAGCCTGGGGGAATCGAAACCGTCTGTGACGCGGATGGGATCTGCAAAACGTTCGCGCCCGCCGCGACATTGTACATGGCGTTTGGCACACGGGCGGAGACTAGATCGACCCGCTCGACGTTTCGGATCGGACGGGTCAAGTGTAAAGTGTAGCTGGACCCTGATGGGTACAGGGTGACGTCACGGTTTGTGGAGTCGACGAAAAGGAGGCGAACGGAGTTC